TTTACTAAATCACCAAAAATAGCTATTACAACTAATTACGCTATTAAGGGCGCAGGTAATTCTTTTGCTCGTAGAAAGTGGGAGCTAGAGCTTCATCAGTACTATAACAAAGCTTTTACTCCTTATGATGAATTTGATAAACTTATGTTTGGTGATTGGGATGACGAAATGTGGTGTGAATTTGATAACTATATGATACAATGTTTACAGCTTTATCTTGACAAAGGACTAATACAATCAGTATTTGTTAATCTAAAAGTAAGACAGCTATCTGCCGAAACTTCTCATGACTTTATTGAATGGTGTGGACTAATCACAGGACATCAGCCTAATGATTTACTAAAAAGAGGCATAAAGCTTTGGAAACAAGACCTTTACTTTAATTTTATAGAAGAAAATCCTGACTATGGACCAAAAGCTAAAATGACTATATCAAGAACTAGATTTTACAAATGGCTTTCAGCTTACGGAATGTTTAAAGAAGGTGTTTTACCTGAAGAAGGCAGAGATGCACAAGGCAAGTGGATAAGATTTAGAAACAAACATGATATTGAATACAACTCTAAATTAGAAATATAATGAGCAAGACTTCAGATGATGATATGGTGTATTACGCCATGATAAATTCTTACAACATTATCATAGAAGAACATCTTGGAGATGATTTAATTGGAGTAGATAAAGGTTGGTTTGTACATGACTATCACGACCCTATCAATAAAAAAACTTTAATAAACATGTTAGATTATTTTGTTGAAATTGAGCATTACGAAAAATGTCATAAAATTAATGAAGTATTAAGAAATTGGGACAAAAATAAATTTAGAAAAATATGAAGCTTAGACCATATCAAAAAACCATAATAGAACTTGGTAAGAAAACCCTTCTAACGAGGGGTTTTGTTTACCTTGCTATGGAGGTTAGGACAGGTAAAACTCTTACAAGTTTAGGAATAGCTGAGGAAGTAAAAGCCAAAAGTGTTTTGTTTATTACCAAGAAAAAAGCAATCTCAAGTATAGAAGATGACTTTCATCTTCTGAAACCTAGTTATGATTTAACAACTATTAACTATGAAAGCTTACATAAAATACCTACAATAAAATGGGATGTCATTGTATGTGACGAAGCTCATTCAATGGGAGCTTTTCCAAAACCAAGCAAGAGAGCTAAACAAGTTAAACTATTAATTCAAGGATGCAATCCTTACATTATTTTATTATCAGGAACTCCTACTCCTGAATCTTTTAGTCAGATGTATCATCAGATTTATGGCATACCAACAAATCCTTTCGGCAGGTACAAAAACTTTTATAGATTTTGTGATGACTATGTAAATGTTAAAGTAAGACCTATCAATGGATTGAATATTAGAGATTATTCTGATGGAAGCGAAAGTATACTCACTAAAATGAGACCATACACAATCAACTTTACACAAAAAAATGCAGGGTTTAAAGTGGAAACAACCGAAGATATTTTGTATGTTCGCATGAAAGAAGAAACTTATTCTTTAGCAAAACGATTACAAAAACAATTAGTAATTGAAGGAAAGACAGAAGTAATTATGGGTGATACACCGGTAAAGCTTATGTCAAAGCTCCATCAAATTTATTCAGGAACTGTGAAGTTTGAAAGCGGAAACTCAATGGTTCTTGATTTGTCTAAAGCTGAATACATAAAAGAAAAGTTTCTTAACAAAAAGATTGCTATCTTTTATAAGTTTAAGGAAGAATTAAATGCCATTAAGGAGGTTTATGGGGAGACCATTTCAACTGAACTAAGCGTCTTCAAAGAGACAGACAAAAGTATAGCTCTTCAGATTGTTAGTGGGAGGGAAGGTATTAGTCTAAAGGAAGCCGATGCTTTAGTTTACTATAACATTGATTTTTCTGCCACCTCCTATTGGCAGTCTAGAGACAGAATGACTACTAAGGAAAGATTAAAAAACAAAGTATATTGGATTTTTGCAGAGAAAGGAATAGAAAACAAAATATATAAAGCTGTAACTAAAAAGAAAGATTATACTTTAAAACACTTCAAAAGAGATTTCTTAGATTTGTAGTATGAAGTTTATAAGTTTTTTAGTAATTTGGATAAGCGAAAACTTAGCCATTCCATTTTGGATAGTAGGTCACATACACCTTTCAATTCATAACTACCATGACTTCATAGAATTAATATCCTCTATAAGCATGAACATAATTGTGTTCATTGGATTCTTAGAAGACTACAGAAAAAACGGATGACAGAACAACAGATTCAAAACAAAAGAATAAAACAATTAGAATCAAAAGGTTATTACGTTTTAAAATTAACAAAAACAAATAAAAACGGAATACCTGATTTAATAGCAATACCGCCAAATAGTATGGTTATATTTAGCGAAGTTAAAACACCTAAAGGAGTTTTGTCTACATTACAAAAATACAGACTTAAAGAATTAGAAGAACATGGATGCATCACAGAGGTTTATAGAGGAGATTGATAGAATATTTGAAGATAAATATTTTCATTACGAGTTAGAGGAAACGCTTCTTCAACAATTAGAAGAGATGCCATCTATACATAGCATACCAATTGCTATATTGTTAGAACAGAATGTAAATTCACTACCAATGATGGATGACTATACTCAAATTTTAGGAGGAGTATTAAAGCTCAAAATACCATTCTTTTTTGAAGTAGAATTCATACACGAAACTAATGAATTTCCTATATTTATAGAAATAAACGAAATTGATAGTGATGCTTACCTAGATTATATGTTAGACAAACAAATACTCAAATCCAATGAACCTATATTACAAAGAATTTACAAAAGCGAAACTTCTTAAAAAAGTTATTGACAGAGTTTTTAACATTGATGTAACGTCAAGAGGAAGACAAAGACATTTGGTAAATGCTCGTATGATATTCTCTAAAATATTAAGAGATGACAATTGTTCTTACAAACAAATTGCGTTCTTTCTTAATCTAGAAAGCCATGCATCTATAATGCATTATCTAAAGCAAATTGATTTTATATTAGAGCATGAAAAAGACCTTAAAGATATGTATGATAGATGTGTTGAATTATATAAAGATGTAGACCCAAGTATAGAAGATTTAGCTCCAAATGAACTTAAAAATAGAATTGAGTCTTTGGAAGATAAAAATAAATTATTATCTTTGGAAGTAGAGGCTTTAAAAAACTTAATTAAAGACTTTAACAAAGAGGACAAAAGGTTCTTTCAACTATTCAGTTTGATTCGTTCTAGAACCAAACAAGGAAGTGAAAAGGAGGTTGCAAGAAGACTAAATACAATCTACAATGGATTAACACATGGATAATGGAGTAGAAAAAGAAAGAATTAAACACATCAATTTTACGATGAACGAAATTCATGACTCCAACAATACCATTTATGAAATGTTAATGGACAGAGACAATATTAGTTTAAAAACTGAAGTTGTTGCTAACATTAAAAGATTGCGTTCTATCTTAGAAAACATAGAAGATGAAATTTAATCAACCATCAGGAGATAAATACAATATAGATGAGATTAGACCACGATTAAGTGGTAACAAAAGATTATCATACGAAAATTTAAATAAAGAAGAAAGAAGAATTCTTGTCATTGGAGATTTACATCTTCCGTTTACATTACCGGGTTATTTAGATTTTTGTAAAGAGGCTTATAGCAATTGGAATTGTAATCAAGTAATTTACATAGGAGACATTTTGGATAATCACGCTTTTTCTTATCATGAGGCAGACCCGAATGGTTATTCAGCCGGCACAGAGCTGAGGTTAGCTATTGATATGTTAAAAGAATGGTATAAAGCTTTTCCTATAGCAGATGTTTTAATCGGAAACCACGATAGAATGGCTAGTAGGAAGGCAATGACAGGAGGCATACCTTCTGAATGGATTAAGTCTTATAACGAGGTTTTGGGTACGCCTGAATGGAATTGGTGTGAATCTATTGTCTATGACAATGTACTTTATGAGCATGGCGAAGGAGGTCAAGCATCTAGAAAAGCGCAGCAAAATATGATGTCAAGTGTTTGCGGTCACACACATACGAGTGCATACGTTATGTGGTTCGTTGGAAAAAGAAGCCGAACATTTGCTATGCAGGTTGGATGCGGTGTGGACAGCACAACTTTTGCAGCAGCTTATGCGAAAAATTTTAAAAAACAAGCCATATCATGCGGTGTGGTACTTGGTGGTAACACAGCTATTAACTTAATGATGAAACTATGATATGTCCAAAATGTGAAAAAAGATTATTATGGGGAGGTGAACATGACTATGATGATGAAGAATCAGGAGCAATAGTAGGGAACTATACTTGTACTAATAAAGAATGTGATGTTGATAGTGTATATATATACACTAAATCTGATATAGATGAGGTTTGAAAACGAAAAAGACCTACATAGAGAACGCACAGCCATAAATAAATTCACAGAACTATTTAACGGTAGCTCTAAAAAACTTGACCCTAACGATATAGACTATAAAGTTTATGATTCAGATGGTAATCATATAGCTTACGCTGAAGTTAAAGGAAGACTCAGAGCTATGAAAGATTGTTTTCCATTACCTGTAGCGGCAAGAAAATTAGTAAAATTAGCTGACAAAAGATTAAACCCTGTTATGATATGGGCATGTTTAGATGGTATTATATATTGTAAAGTAAAAAACATTAAAGGAGCTATCCAATGGGGAGGAAGAAAGCCTCGACCCGGCTCATACAATGATGAAGAACTAATGATTTATCTTGAAAAAAACTCATCTCCATTTAAAAGTGTTAAGTATTAATTATTTATTTCTTAACTTTTTCTTCAAATCATTTTTCGTTTTATTCACTTCTCTTTTTTTCCTATTTAATTCTTTTACTTTTTCTAACAAAACAGGATTGTTTAATGTTTCAATCATCCACATAGGAGGTAAAGAACTCTTTTTGGTTCTTCCGCCACCGGGACGTTGAGTTTTAGGAACGTTTAGAATGTCGTACAAATTTTTATCAATCTCACCTTCTCCTGTTAACATTCTTGCTGTTCCTTCTACAGGGTCAAATTGGAATCCCATTCTTAATTCTAGGAAAGGACGTATAGCTGCAATGTAATCTTCTTCATTTAAACCTTTAACAGACTCTTTTACTATTCTTAATAAAGGTTCTACAGCTCCTGATTCAGAATAACCTGAATTTCCTTTTTCACCCATCATATAATTTATACCTGATTCAGCTGCTGCTCCTAATATTGGAACTCTAGTAAGCTGAGTAAATCCTGTCATTTGTCTTTTAATAGTTTTAATAGCTTCTAATTTCTCATCCTCATCACCCTTAGTAAGCATTAACATGTTAGCAGTAGCTTGGAATGCCATGTTTGCTACAGCTCCTGATATTATAAACCCTCTGATATCTGTTTTAGATGGCATCTTACCGTTTCTAATGCTACGCATAATGTTTCTCATATTAACAGCTGTGTTATTCATCTGTAAAAACATTGTACTACCAAACATTGTAAGCAATCTTAACAGACCTGCTCTTCTTTGTAGACCACCTTTATCCATATCTCTACGAGATTGCTGAGTAAGATTGTATTCTACAAATTCTAATGCAGCCTCTGTCTCTGTCATTCCATTTGCAATGTCTTGATTATAATTAGCCATGTAACCCATAACACCCATAACATCTCCAATAGATGTTCCTGCTCCAATAAAAGATTTAACATAACCTTTTAATTCTGCTGTAGTATATGTTTTTCCGGCAATTGTAATTGTACCATCCGGATTTAAAAATTTACCTACAGCTGCTCCTAATCCTTTTCCTGATTTATTTCCTGTCTCTAGTTCTACAAGGTTTTTACCTGACAAAGCCTCTAGCATTCTTTGTTCAAATCCTGCCGATATTTTTTTAGCTGTTTTAATTCCACCTTCCATTCCTGCAAGTGTTAAAGCTAACGTTTGAGTATAACGACCAAGAAACATAATTGCATCAACAGCTGTCGCAGGTATACCTAAAGTAGCCTTATCAACTGCTTGATAAGTTAAATTTCCTTTGTATCTAAACTTTTTAAACGCTTCAATAAACGAAGATGCTTGTTTAGGAATTTGCCATACTTTTAAACCTAAAACATAACTAACAAACGCACCTTGAATTGTGTTAACTAACTTAGAGTCTAACGAATTTGTTTCAAAATTATCTCTCCCGTTAATTGCAAAATTTAACATTTCATTATTTAATGATGTTAATCCCGATTCTTTTAACAAAAGTTTTACAGATGGTATTTTTAATATTCTATTTAATTCAGGGACTAAATCTGCATAAGCTTTATATCTCTCTGTAGATTCTATGTGTGAGTCTAGCATATCAGTAAAAGATGTAGCAGGATTTATTATAGAATTTCTGCTTCTCATTTTTAATGAGCTTGGAGACTCTGCAGTAAATGTACTAAACACATCAGATTGAAATCCTATAGATTTCTCTTCAGATGTTGGGTCTAGCTTAGTAGATAAAGGAAAATAGTTTTCTATCTTATCTAAATTTACGTCATTGTTTCTTACATAGACTTCATTAATAGAATCATAACTGTCATTAGTTAAATAGTCTACTACTATATCTGCAAAACCTATCACATCATTACCTAAATGTTCTTCTATAGCTTTAAATTTTTCCTCTGTAAATCCTTGCTGTATTAGTCTAGCACGAACTTCAGGATTTTTAGCTATAGCATATATATAAACCAATTGGTCATTAGTAGGATTGTTAAATGTTCCATCAGGATTGTTTTCCGTAACATCAATACCTGAAAGAATCATTGGATTCTTTTTAAGTAATGCAAGTTTAAAGTTTTGATAAGCCTTGTTTACATCTAGATTACCCTTGTTTTTAAAACCTGCTCTTTCGGCAAGTTTATTTACATATCTGTTAACGTCTCTAACACCTTCTTCTCTTTTAAAGTTAGCTTTACTTAAAGGTTTCTGAAAGTATTTAGTAAAGAATTCGTTTTTTCTACCATCTAATATGTTAAATAAAGTTTGAGTATTAGAAATAATACTATCGAAATATCTAGAAAGCATTACACCCAAATTATTTGTTCCGCTTTCAGTTTTAATAAAAGGACTAAAAATACCATCTGCAAAATCCTTCATAAACTTTAAAAAACCTTTATCTATAAACTGTTGTATATTAGATTTTCTACTATCTTCTACTTCTCTATCAGTTTTTAAACCTTTTTCTCCATACAAAAATGGATAATTTGTTTCTATAGATTCGTCTGCTTCAGCTTTTATTTTTGCAGCTCTCTCTTTTCTCTTCAATCTTCTTTTTAATAGTTCTTGCCTAGACTGTTTAGCTTCTTGTTTTATTCCTTTAAATATATCATTAAGTTCTTCTATGGATTTCGTTTCTAAATTATCATAACGAGCATAGATTTCTGCTTCAGCCAAAAGTATAGAATCAGCTTTGTTTAAAGACTTGCCTTCTTTTAAATTAGCTTCTCTAGTTAGAGCTTCTTCTATCTCTACTTCAAGAGCTGCCAACTCTACTTTTTTCTGTATGAAAGCTTCTCTGCTTAAATTTAAAGCTTTATTTAAAACTTTAAAATACTCTTGACCTCTATACTCTAAACTACCTGATTTAGGTTTTTTATTACTACGTTTAATCTTTGTTTTTTTCTTAACGTAATCTTTAATAGTTTGTAAAAAAGTTTGTTTGTCTTTTACTTTTATCTCATTAACTATTTCTTGAACCCTCAATACCTCAGCAACAAAATTCACATCATCAACTTCAGCAATAGTTTTTAATATACTTTTTAGTTCTGTTTTATTTACTTTGCTAACAGTTGTTAAAGCTTTTCTAATATAATTTGACAATCTTTTTCTTATATCTTTTGAAACTTTTGTTGAGTCTTTACGACCTTTTAACTCAGCTAATATAACATCTATTTCTTGTTGAACAGCTTGATTTGCCTTAGTGCCTAACATAGCATCATACTCAGCTATCATTTGTTTTTGATTTACAAGAGGTTGTTCTTTAAACAACTTGTTGTCTTCTAAATCTTTTTTTCTAGCTGCTCTTTCTTCTTTTCTATATTTTAAAGCCTCCGCTTTAAGCTTTTCATTTTTAAACGTTTTACCACCATCTTCGGAAACTAATACTTTTCTATTGGCTTCAGGAAGTGTTTTTAATCTTTTTAATCTTAACTCTTCTACTTGATTAAAAATCTGCTCACCCACATTAATACCACCTTTAGCATTTGTAAAAGCTGTTGGTATAGCTGTTTCCATTAATGCTAAAATTTGTTCCTCATTTAATTTTAGTCTTTTTCTTAATACAGCCGCAACAACATCATCAGGCATAGCCATTTCTCTACCTCTAATAACCATTTGTTCGGCTGTTAATCCTTGCTTAAATGCTGCTTCAGGATTTTTTAATTGCTTTTGTTGTATGTTAGATAATTCTATTTCTTTGCCGCTAAAAATATCAGCCAATGCACTTCCAATAAACTCATCTAAAGTTATATCTTGAATTTCTGCCTCACTATAATCTTTAGACATTTTAAACTCATCCATGATTAACTTCCACATCCCTAACAACCATTCTTTAAATTTAGCTTGTAATGATGCGTTAGCAATAGTTTCGCCTTTGTTTCCAATTAAAATAGCCATAGCTTCATCTACAGCTTTCTTCTGATTTCCATCAAACTTTTTTAATTGGTCTTTATATGTTTTAGTTTTCTTAACCAAAACAGAACCTCTTTCATATAATAATTTACCTTTCTTTGTTGTTTGTATATAGTCAGTCCAAACATGTCCCATCTCATGAATAGAAGTGTTAAACAGTTCACTTTCACTATTGTGAACATCAGGGTTTATATATATATCTCCATTTACTGTAACACCGTATACGGTTTGATTTCCTTTTGAGTATTGCATAACACCCTCAGAATTCATTACAATTTTAAATGTTTCTGAATCAGTATAAATTGTTGTTCCGGGAAAAGATATATTTAAAAAGTTGTTTAACTTATTTATATTACTTTGAGAACCTGCTTTAGCTCCAATATAATCTTTAGATGGTATACCAATTCCTAATCCTGTTTGATTAGTTCTTAATTGTTTACCTGTAACTTTTTTACCTTGTGATTCTTTTTCAACTAAACTACCCATTGCTTTTTTATATGCTATAGGATAAGCTTTCTCCATAGACACAGGGTTTGTAAGGACACCCATAGATTTTCCTCTTACACCATATTTATAATTTGGATGTGTTGTTTCTACTACTCCCGGATTTAAAACATCTACACCAACTATAGCAACGATACTTCCTTCAGGAACATCTTTCATTTGTTTGTCAGTAATTATTTCAGCAATACTTGCAATGTTAAGTAACTCTCTAGCACTTTCATCTTGGTTTTCTAGCAATGCTGTAGTAACAGATGAAAGTTCAGAAACAGCACCTGCTTTTTTAGTTTGTCCGGGTTTATTAGGTGTTCCGTATCCTATAATATTCATAAGATTAACTCTAGCTCCAAGTCCTAATTTTTTTACAAATTTAGGAGCAACTACATCATCTATAGATTGAATATCTTTTCCTTCTAACAATGAAATTATATCATTAAAAGGTTTCTTTTTATTCGCTTTATCTCTTCGGCTTATAATTTCTGTCTTCAAAGCTTCCAAAGCCTTTACTTTGTTTTCTTCAGGTATCTTTGTTAAATTATCAGCTAACACTCTAAACATAGCTTCATTAGAAATAATTCCGCTTTCAGCCATCTTAACAACATTAACAGGAACTAATCCATTGTACTCAGGATTGTTAGCCCAAAACTCATCTATTTTTGGTTTGTTAGCTTGATAAATAAATTCAGCATTTTGCAACATATTTTCTGCTTTGGCTTTTGTCGTTCCTGCCCAAGCTGCTTGTTCATTTCCTGTAGTACCATTAAAACCTATTGACCCTTTTAAATTATCAATAGTTGTACCTGTGTTTGGATTAACCACATTACCTGTAGTAAGTTGGTCAGATATTGTAAACGCTGCAGGTATACCATCAATAAGTTCTATAGAAGTTACTTGTAAGTCTGTATCTGTTCTATTGTTTAACTCTTGTACATCTAACTTAACATTACTTTCTTCAGTCTCAATTTTAGTATTTACATTGTCGCTTTCTAAAAGATTTATTCTTTGTGTAATCGCCTCTATCTCATCTCTATCAGGTTCAACTTTGTTTTCATCTTTTAATCTAAAATCAACTTTATCATCCAAACCTTCTTCCATTTCTTTTACTTGTTGGTCGAAAATCTCTTTACTTTCAGCACTAACTTCTTCTGTAGTTGATTCTGTAGACTTCTTTTCTGTTATTGTTTCAGATGTCTTTTCTGTCAAATAAAGTCCTTGTGACATCATCAGCTCTTGATTCATTAGGGCTTGGCTAGACTTAAATATTTTACCTCCTACAACCGTAGAGTCTTCTATAATTTCAGTTACTGTAAAAGAAGTGCCTTGTTTATTCATTATAACATCACCAACTTTTATATCATCAATATTCTTTTTTGATACAAACTTACCTTTTTTAAAAATTTCAGTTTTAAAACTATTATCATCTACAACTGTAACCTTACTACCTTTTTTCTTTCTATCTTTTTTTAATTTTGCTAAATATTCTTTCTCTTGAGAAGCTAATTCTTCTGTAGTTACTTCTTCTGTAGTTGATTCAGTAGACTCAAGCATAGCATCATATTTTGCGTTGATTTTGTCTATTTCTGTCTCAACAAATACAAAAGGTCTTCTTCTGCTCTCTCCGTATCTTTTATTTAACGCATCAACTTTTTGTTGATGGCTTTTATCTGTTTTACCTAAAGCTACTAAGAATTTTTGTGCTTTTCCTTTTTCAGTTTGAGTCATGAATGTATCTGACAAAATTTGCTCTCTTAAACTTATAAAGATTGGGTCACTAACTTTTCCGTCAGTTTCATCAGTTGTAAAGTAATCATCTATTTCAGCTTTTCTATCTGCTTCTATTTGCGTTTCACTTTGTTGGGTAACTTTTTTAGGTCCACCGGGTACTCCTTCTGCCACTTCTTCAGGAGTTTTGGTTTGAACTTCGCTAGGTATCTTAATTGAGCTTTGCTTTTGATTGGCATAATCTTCAAGTTTAAATGATTCTTGTTCTATTCCTAACATTTTCTTTACAACGTAATCGTTTAGCGCAGTTGCTAAAGCATCGTTGTCCTTAATTGTAAATGCAGGATTGCTTTTTATTAATTTTTCTTTTGACATTTTGTCAACTGCTTTCAGAAAATCTTCAGGAGTTTCATAAGTGCTTGTTCCAATTTTAAATTGATTAAAAGACTTTACATCAAACTTACTTTCGTTTAATGGGTCTAATTTTATATTATCAACCTTTGTTCCTGTTGGTCCTTGAATACCTTCTATAGTTTTTGTATTTTCATCAAACTTATCAGATAGCTTACCTGTTAAAATTAGTTCACTAAGCTCTGCATTAATACTTTTAATATTACTTTTAAATACCTCACGCCTATTTATAGTTGAACCAAGATTATTTTGAGCTTCTATTAACCTCATAGCTCTAGCAACAACTGCAGGGTCAGCATTTTCTCCTAACAAATCTGTAGCAGATTTTAAAATACCTAAATTATCTGTTATAGCTTTTCCTTTAGATGCATCTATTTTCCCTAATTTAACGTTTTTATTTACAAAATTTAATATTTGTTCAGGAGTTGCATCTGTATAAGTTGCTAAAAAAGCAGGGTCTGTAAAGTCAGCTAATAATTTATTTCTTCTTTTATTACTATTAAGTAATGTCATATTAATAACAGCATTACTTCCTTGATTTCCAAATGCACCACCCATTTCTGCAGCAATTTCTTTAAAGTCAAGTTCATTTCTTCCTGTTCCAAATAAGATTTCGTTTTCTTGTGCAAGTGTCTCACCTACACCTTCACCTATTGGGTCAAGAACTAATCTCTCAGCTGTTATTAAACCTGCTGTTTTTAACACACCTTTTGATGTTATTGCAAATTTTGCAGGCATAAATAATCTACCTGCTAAACCTGCAGTAAAATAATCAATTATAGCAATTGGTATTCCTCTTGCATGACCTCTTGCTCCACCTACATCCCAAACTTTTTGGTCTTGTAAAGCTAAAGCTACTTCGTCAGGATTATATATATCATAACCCGTTTCAGTAATAGCCTCAAGAATAGAATTGGTATATTCCATTGCGTATGTTGTAGCAGCAAAACCAACCCTTAAACCATAACCTAAACCTACTTTAGCACCTATTGCTATAGTTAGAGGATTAGCACCCAAAGCTCCGTAACCCGCACCTGTTCCTGCGCCAATAACTCCTGACATAGGAATTAATTGAGCTCCATATGGTAACATCATTGCAATACTTTTACTTGCTAATTGAGTACTCCATTCAAGAGGGTCACTAGCAACAACATCCCAAGATTCTCTAAAGCCTTGTGAATCCTCCCAATTGAGCATAGTTTTACTTTGATTGCCTGTTTTGTTATTCATTGCATCAACAATATGTAATGCTATATCCATAACATCATCATCATCACCACCCCCAATTAAATCAACACCCATAGCGTATTGTAATATAGAATTAGCAGCATGACCTTGTTGTAAACCATTTGCAAACTCTTCCGTAAAACCCTCAAAATTATCTACAAAATCGTTTTGAATTTTTTTATTCTCCATGCGATTTAAATACAGCTGTGAGTTTTCATAAATCATCGCTGCATTTTTTCTTTCAAAATTTAAATTTAAAGTTTGAGTTTGTAATTGTTGCATTTCAACAAATTCTTGTCTTGTTGTGTTCTCATTTATGGCTTTAGCTAAATTCATTGGTTTTTCACCATACCTTATTAAAGCTTGTTCATCTATTACACTTTGCTCTTTTTTAACTGTATCGTTAATAAATACTGCTTCCGATACTTTTGCTTGTTCTTTTTTTCTTAAGTATAAATCAAATTCATTTCTTGTATCTTTTACTTTATTGTTAAAAGCAGTCCCAAATAATGCAGTTTCTTGTGTTTTTAATCTAGCTAACTCTTCTTGTATATCATCTCTTAACTCTCCATTGACATATAAATCCCCATATTGTGCTTGTCTTTTTAAAGACAAATCTTTAATACGATTAACATCATCACCCATTGTTGAATCTTTGAAATCACCAAACTCATCTCTCTGTAATTCTCCATCTAAAAGGTCTTCAATAAAATCAATCCTATCTCTAGTTTCTTGATAAATATTAAATGATTGTGAAATTTGTTGATAATCTAATCCTCTTTCTTTATAAAATTGTTGAGCCTCAACATCTATTGTGTTTACACCTTTCCATGAACCGTCTGCAAATGCATTAGCCTCTTCTTGGGTATCAAAAGTAAATACTTCATTTCTTTCTTTAGCTAAATCTAAAGCCTTCTTACCTTTTAACTCTATCCAATTATTTGCATAACTAGCTTGATTTTCATCGTCTACAGGAAATAAAGTAGGAGCAACTAAAAATTTACCGTCTTCTTCAAATGTTCCCATTAAATGAGAAGATACAGTACCATTTTTATTGACACGTCTTCCACTTCTCATGTTTTGAGCTTTTAATGAATTACCAATAAAATCCATGTTTTTATCAGAATCAACTATTTCGCTAGAATTAAGCATTAAAAAGTTTTTTAAATCAGCTACTTCGTCATCAGCACCAACGCCAAACAAAGGGTCTATATCTATAGTAATTTCTGCATTACCGTCTGAAGTACGAGCCACCATAGAACCGTAAGCTTTTGTAAAAACAAATCCATATTTACTAAATTGGTCTGTTAATGTAGAAATTGTAGCTTTGTTGTTATCATCATTAATTAAATCTGAAGTAACAATATTTAATTCTTGTTCAAGTAATGCTTTATCTTTAAAAGGTTTTCTTTCTTCTTGGGAAAAAATATATTTTCTATTATTAACATCTAATCTTTCTTCCGTATTAAAAAATGTTTTTTTATCATCATCTGATTCTATCTTTTTTTGTTCGAGAAAATCAGTCATTTGAGTATTTCTCTCTTGAACAGTTTCTGCTTGATTAGGATATTCTGCAGCTATTTCTTCTTGTATAAGTTTAGCTGTGTAAGCTCTATCAGCTGCGCTTTCTCTTCTTGCTTTATCTATTTGAATAGTAACAGACTCTGCACTTACTCCGTCTCCGGCAGGGTACATTCCCATTGCTTTTACAGGGTCTTGATAACCGTCTAGTCTAGTATCTTTTGGAGGTAAATCTCCTGCACCTATAACTGAATCATAATAATTTGGTTTTGATACATCATCGTTTTGAAACCCTTTAAATTCCTCTACATAATTTGGAGCATTTGGGTCTTTTGATTGAGGTGCTTGTGAATTGTCTACGTTTGTTTCACCAAAATTAAATGTAGCGGGCGGAGGGTTATCTGTAGTAGGAGGTTCTTCCAATTGTAATGGACCACCTTCCAAAACTCCATCGCCATTTTCTTGTAAAATTTCTTTTTTTTTTTCAGGAACTGTTACGCCTAATAACTCAGCAAAATCAGTTTCATCACCATTATAACCTGTAGATGTAAAAGATTTATAACCATCTTTAAAAGCATCTATGTTAGAACTCATCAGTCCTTTAAATTCATCTTTAGAACCTCTATATCCCGTTTTAACAAATTCTTTATATAAATCTTGTAATGCTTGTTCGTTAGCCATTGCTTATTTCTTAATGTTATAATTACTTCCGTTTATACCTGAACTACTCCCGTCAGAACTTTCGTCTCCGGAACTAGGAACTCCATCACCACCGTTCCATTGCTGCTCTAGTTGGTCGGCTGCATCATAACCTAAAGCTTTTCCATAAGTAGTCTTAGTAACATTGTTTAATGAAATCATTTTATTAACTTGATTTTGAGTCAAAGGTTTTTTACCTAACTTTTTATTATTTTCTATTTTCTCAATAAGCTTAACCATTTGCGCATATGGAATATTTTGTTTCACTAATAATGGCATAGAAGTAGAACCGGGAATGTCAATCTTTATATAATCAACATATACACCGGTAATATCATCAATTAATTCTACATCACTATTATTAAATCCAAATGCAATAAATTCGTTTTCAATTGCCGAAATTCTATCTGCTTTAAATGCTTTTTGAAAAATATCAATAGAATTAACCATGTTCTCACCGTCAAGCGTACTTCTCGTAGATAACGTAGAATCGAATGCTTTAGGAGTAACGTTAGAACCACCAAATGAAATTTCATCAGATACTAGACTAGGAGATGATAGAACACCATCAGTCATCTGCCAACCTTTAAATGCTTTAGAAGTTTTAGCTGATGCTAAATCAAAATTACCAAACTGTTGTGATGCTTGTGTTAAGAATGAAGTAGGACTAATTCCCTTGCTTCTATCTATTGTAAACTCTCTTATATTTCCTTCACTATCTTGCTCTTGCATTACCAACGTAGCTCCTGATGTTTTTAATAGATTATATTTAACTCCATTTTTACCTTCAAAGTAAACTAATGCATCTTTAATTTCTTGCTCAGTACCATTAAATATTTTACCTGTTTGAATAATACTTTCGCTTTCAGATTTATTATCTTTAAAGTTCTTGTTCCTATTTGTTCTTTCAGCATCAGTAAAGTCTGTTTCTGTTCTATCCATCTTACCTCTGACTTGTTCTAAAATTTTATCTGCAACTATTTTTTTTAGAATTATCCCTTGTTCACTTTCTTGGTCAAACTCCCAAACACCTCTACTGTTTCTCCTTAATGGTATTTCATTCTTATCAATTACTTCAGCTTTTCCATCTAATGTAGTTTTATTGTCCGTACCTCCTATTTTTCCGTCTAAATATTGATATGTATATCCTGTTAAATATGTTCCTAGTATAGCTGATGTTGCATCAGGATTTACTAATTGTGCATTTATATAATCCGAAACAGAGTTTTGAAAGTTTTTATTTTGCCATGCATCATCAACAGTTTTTAAACCATCAACATTAGCTATTTTATATTCTTTAGCAGCAAAACCTATAGTAGTATCTACAATTTTTTTAACATCAGGCATTCCAATTAATCTAGAATTATTTACTACCATACTTCTAAGACCTAATGTATCATTAGGGTCAAACCCACCTGCGCCATCTTTCTTAGCCATAAAACCATTTCCAAACTCATCTACCTGTAAACCATAATTGTTTAAGTCTGAATATTTTTCATTCTGAGCTCTATCACTAGCACTTTGTGCTGATAACTCTCCCTTGTTCCATTTTTCTGCAAAATTTTTGTCAAAGACAACTTTCTCTTTAGTAAACTGAGACATTAATTGTTGTGTGTTTCCTAAGTTTTGTCTTTCAACAGTATAATCTCTAAGGTTTAAACTTCCATCTGCTAACCTTCTATCTTGACTTAATCTTTGCTGCGATACTATGTTTGCAAAATTTAAAGCTTCTGTTTTTAATAAATCATTATCAGTTTCCGGTAAAGTAAAAATTTCTTCGTCAAACTTTTTTGATTCATCTTTAATACTTTGTTTTAAAGTATCTCTTCTGTTTATTTCGTCTGTTAGTTTATTACTTACGCTAGTACCAACTTTTGCCCAATTAATTCTATCTTCAGGGTCTCTTTTTACATATCCGTAATTTGTTGCCATATTATTATCCCTTGATTAATGCTAAAATTTGTTCTATTTTGTCTGAAGATAATCCAAGTCCTTGAAGTGCACCTGCGTTTAAAGTGTTAGAATTATTAACTGCTTGCATAGCAGGTGGTGAGTATGCGTTAAAGTTTCCTTTAGTAGGGTCTAACATATATTGCATATTAGCTCCTGAAAACTTAGTCTTTAAAAATTCATTTAATTCTGTTCCTTTCAAACCTGCTATCATTTGTTTGTCGGTTTCTGAAACCTGCATCTTTCCTATATTACCACCTGCAATATTTGTTTGGATATCTGCTGCTCCTGTTCCTTTTAATGCTTTAGTCTGTTGTGATTTTTTATATAAAGGCACACCAATCTCTACACCTTTCATGGCTGTATTTATTGCTCCTTCAATAAAATCTCCTTTAAAAGCTGTTGCTTTTGCTTCAGCATCAGCTGCTTTTTGTTGAGCACCCACAACTTCACCTAAGTCTAATTGAGTTCCAATATCAAGCAATCTAGTTTCTTCATCAGCAACCTCAAGATTTAACCTATCTACTTCTTTAGCTTCTCGCATAGATATTTTTTCATTACCTGATTGAACAGCATTAAATACATTTTGTACATTACCTCCTGCTCTATCTTGATTTGCTGTCAATTCAACATATGACTCTCCTACTGCTGCAAGAGTATCTCTTTCTTTATCATATATATCTCTATTGATACTAAGCTCCTCATATGTATTAATATCTAATCTATCTCTTGCATCCTCCATATATTTCTCTGCTTCTCCTTCTGCACCTTCCATTATTTTTCTTTGCTTCGCTGCTTGTACACCTGAAACCACAGTAGTTCCGGCTGATAGTGCAAGTGACGCTGCTGCTAAAATAGCTGTTGTAGTTGCTAATGCCATATTATATTTTTTTTATCATCTCATTAATATTTTGTTCTGTTCCTAAATAACCATTATTTTTGTATATGTTTATTAAAGAAGGACTTTTAAGTATTGTATACGCATATGTACTACCTGTTTTTTTAGCTACATCAGTTAATGTTTGTACTAATAAGTTTAAAGCATCTTTTCTATGAAGCTTTTCTTTAAAATTTTTATTAGATACAATCCATTCTATCCATGCTACTTTACTATTAGTTTGAATAATAAAACCTGCACAAACAGGTATATCATCCCACTCTACCATAATACCACCTACCCCGTCTAAAGGTAAAAAATCTTTAATAGGAGGAGTCCAACCCCAATCTTTCCACCATCCAACTAAAATATCATCATAGTCGTTTTTTTTAAGTACCCTTACATTAAATTTCATTTAAAGCAAAGATACTAATTTTAAGGATAACTTTTCATGACATCAGACTCAACAGCAAATAATTCTGTGGCTAAGATAGAGGAGTTTGTTAATTTAAATCTTCCATAGTGCCCTAATATACCATATGACTCTGCAATTTGATTTTTTACAGCTGCAAAGTACAAAGTACCCGCAGGTATTACAGCAGCTCCTGTAGCATCTATTGTTATACTAACAACACCATTAATAGGTGAATAATTAATAGATTCAATTTTTCCTGCATAAGTTAATTCAGGTGGTGTGGCTGTTAAATTACTATGATATAAAAAATCATTAATATTAATTTGAGGATTAATGTAAGAATCTAAATCACTATTTATTCCTATATTAAACTGAACAATAGGATTAGCGGTACTACCACCTCTTGCTGTACTATTAGTTATACCTAATATAGAACGTAAAGGATACTGACCGCTGTCTATTGGAGTTCCCACCCCTTCTGTAGCTCCTTCATTTCGTAAGTAAGCAAACCATGCGCCTTCTTTTTTTATAAAAGATGAGGCATTAATAAATCCTGTTAATTGAATATCACTAAAGAAATCTACTGACCATGCATCATCTGATTCTAAACTAATTGTTTTAAACACAAAATTTTCTAACGGAGACTCATTAAAAACACTTGTAATTTGAGAATTATAATCTATTCCATAATATGAATTTCTTCTCTCATTAGTATTATGTCTCCATAAATTTCCTTTGTTAAAAGAATAAAAATAATTATTCATACCAATCATAAAATCAGGATGATAAGAATAAAAAGAAGGAAATCCTTGAACTCCTTCACTATAACTTAATGTGTAATTTATACAACTCATAATTTATTTTTTAAGGTGGACATGTTCCAAGTGCTATTACAACCCCGTTAACATCAACTTGCATAGTTTGATTAGTTGTTCCGTCATTTATTTTATAATATCCCGCTGCTAATGTACCACTTGATGCAAATTGATTTGTATAAGCAAACCCATTAATAGATACGGTTGTTGTAGAAACACTAGCACCACCACCAAAAAAGAATGAGTTAGGTGTAGTTGATAAATTACAAGCATCAACAGGATTTGCCTGTACTGTTGAATTGAAAGATATTGCAGGTAGTAAAAAAGGACATTGTATAACAAGATTAAAACTAGCTAAAGGCGTACCCGGTGGTATAAAAACTGTTATATCTACATCTTGTTGGTTTATATTGTTTACTGTTTTTGACACATTACCACACCAAGAATTAAAAGTAGTTGCAGCAGAATAGTTTGTAGGGTTATTTACACTATATCCCGCATTACCGCCCTGAACCCATTGAGTTCCATCCCATGTATATACAGGTTGATTTGTAAAAGAAGTACCTGCTGCAGGAGGAGTAGGAGTTCCTGAACCGTCACCTATCCAACAAGGATTATTACCTCCCGGAGATTGATATCCGCCATCATTAACCCAATCATTATATAGTACACCATTGTGAAGAACCTGAATACCAATTACTTCATTGTTTAATTGTGCGATATATGGTCTTATTAATCCTACAGCTGTACCTGTATTTATTTTTATACTATATATGCCTGCCGGTAAACTATTAAAAAAGAAACTTCCTTCTCCTGTTGAAGTTGGACTTGAAGCACATCCTTCATTACATGCAGGACATATGTTTTCTGATGCTAAAATACCTCCTGTTTGTTGACGATATTTTCCTCCAACAGAATAAAATCCATTAGGAGCTAGATTTGTCAAACCTGCATCTGTATATATTTTAGTTGCATTTGCAAAAGTTGTTCCGTCTAAATAATAATTTACTGTTATACCCATAATTTAAATTTTAACATCCACAACATGCATCAGATGCATCTGTAGATGAATAACACATTTGTAGTTGCGTAGCTGTTCTCAAATCATATACTAAATATAAATATTCAGTTGTATCATTTGGCATTGTAAAAGTACTAAAATATTTTTGTGGTGCTAACGTTACATCAGTTGTTAAAAATTGACTTACTGATTGAATTTCATCAAATAATGCATTTATACTTGCAGGATTATTTTGATAATTTGTATCACTTCTTAAAAATCCAAATTTATCTTGAGCTACATTAAATACATAATCGTCATTTGGTTTTAGTACTGTTCCTAGTTGTACTATAGAACCATTAACAGGAATAGAAGCTGTTCCTTGTCCTCCTGTTGTTTCAATATAACTAGAAACTAATGGAACAAAACTTCCTGATACAAATGGTATTTGTTGTGAAATTAAAGGTCCACTATAAGAGCCTTGTGAATATCCATAATATCTTGTTATTAATGCATTTGCATTTGCAGAGCTAGTAACTACAATAGTTCTTACTTTTATAATTGGCGCAGCAGGACAACTAACTGTTAAAGATAAACCACCGACATTTCCACCTTGTGCTGACACAGTTATAAAAGCAGTTGTAACAGTTAAACTATTTTTGTCAAATGTTAATGAAGATGAACTAGTTATTGGACCTGATGTAAATGTAGTTCCGTTATAAACAGCATCTATTGTAAATGTTGTGCCTCCACCTAATATAGGAGCTAACCATGCAAGTGTTACAATACCTACTTGTTCTCCTAATTCTACAGTAAATGATTGAGGTTCAGCCGGTTCTAGTAAATCATATTGAGTAGTTATGCCACATTTCTCTGTTTGAGCCTCTGCAGGTAACTTTATACAATTGCTTCCTAAAACATATTCATTCATGTAAGGGTCATAACCACCTAGTTTTTGTGTAGAAAAAGAATCAATAAACAAATCTCTAAACCAACCTCTCATTCCGCTTTCTGAAATAACAGTTAGTTTTTCATTTTGAGCACTTGTTCCTTTAAGTTGTAACACAGCACCTCTTTTAGAATCAGTAAAATATTTGTCATAACCATAACACACAAAACTTTCAGGATTATTACTAATACCATAAACTTCTTCTCTTGCAATTTGAGTTCCTAAAACTTGCGGATTAGTAGTTATAGCACCACCCCCTGCAGCATCAGAAATTAAATTCTTGCCCGCTAAAACATATGAAATTTTATCTTCTTGTAACACAAGTATATCAGTCTTACGACCAAATAATTTTTGTACAGGACCAAATGAGTCTTCTAAATTTTTAAAGTTTTGTGTACTAAAATTAAATTCATTTAATCTATTAACATTAGCTTCATCACTATAACGCCCACTAAAAGTTAAATCAGAAAATCTATGTGCTTCTCTATAGTCTTGTTCTGCTACAGTTATAACTCTATTACCAATAAAAACTTCCGGACCTTGAATAGAATCTCTTATTTGTATACTTTCTGCTCCATTACCAAAAGCATAACAATTAAACAGCGTAGTTTTTATAATAGCTGAAACAGTTGTAGTTTGAGTTCTATTACCTGCTAATATTTGCGCATTTGTTCCACCACCATGTAACCCTGTTGAAGGTATAATAGGATAACTTTGGTCTCCTTCATACCACACATCTTGTATAGCAGGTTGTGGTTCAGTTTCAAATATCATTGTATCGTCAGTTCTGAATATTGTATATTCTACAGTTGCTGTAGACCTTCTCTTATCTCTTTGACCTACACCTGAACAAGATATTGTACCTGTACAAGCTAAAAATATTTCACCATTTGTTTGGTTAATTACAAAACGCCATTTATTATTATCTAAATCACCTGCATTAAACCCACTCATTTGAGCCTGAGCTCTTGTAGGACCTAACTCTGATACAGCGAACGTAGGTGTTGCTACAGTAGCTAAATAAGTATTATTAGGAGGATTTGCTGCAGATGTAGAACCACCTGTCCATGAACCATCATTTAAATATTGAGCAATATTTTCACCAACCCAAAAATTTATAATATCTGTATAAGCCGCATTAGATACTACATTAATTTCTAATTTATATATACGTCTATTACAATTATTATTACCATCTCCCGTACCTCTTCTTTTAAACTCAAACTCAAATCTAACTTTTGAGCCTGCAGGAATATCTATATTTGTAGATGGACTAGCTTGATATAATTTTTCAGCAAATGACACCGTTACAAAAGAACTTGTGCCTGAGTTGTCAGTAAAATCACTTCTCTTTCTACTAAAAGACGATTTAGGGTCTACAACAGCATTAAAATCATTTGTATTCATTTTTACATAAACACCTGCAGGAATAGTTAATACATTGGGTAATTCAATAAAATCTTCTGCTTGAGCTTTTTTCTCTAATACAACAGTAGTTGCACATCTTAATAAAGGACCACTTGTATCTGATTTAACTGAAAGTCTTGTTCCTTCAGAAACTTTTTGAGCATTCTCTCCTTCTAATAAAAAATATGAAGCAACTGAAGCAGGGTCATTAAAAAACTGATTACAATAAATAGTTTCATAACTTCCTGCTGATGGTTTTAAAACAAATTTATATCTTTTTGCCCAAAAAGGAGGTTTCATGTCCACAGGTATATTTGCTGTAATAGTGTTTTTTGTATCAGATAATCCACAAGAAACATGAACTGTAGAATTAGGAGCTAATATAGCTGTAGATGAACGATTAAATTCATCCATATAAACAATACCAAGAGAATAATCTCTATCACTATGTAAACTTTCTGTTTCACTAATATCTTGCCATGTAGCAGATGCTATGGCTATAGTAAAAAACTCAAATACAGTATTAGTTGGTGTTGCTATATTATCAACCCAAACCATAGCAGGAAATTGAAAAGAAACAACATTACCAACAACAGTACTTTGTATAGCACCAACTCCCGGATATGGATTGCCTGTATTAATTCCGGAGGTATATGCAAATAATGTATCTAATGTATTAGGCATATCACAGTTCCATATGTCTGTCCATGTAGTGCCCAATGTACAAGCGTTTGCTATAGCTTGATTTACTCCCACAGCTCCAATTAAAGCTTGAAATTCAACTGAGTTAATCATGTTGTTTACACTAGTATAGTTTGTTGCTAATGTAAAAACAAAACTCATGTCTACATTATTTACAGTTGAACCCGGAGCTGTACCACCGGTAAAACTATCATGATTAAATGTAAAATCTAGTGTAAACTGAGCTCCTACTTTTAATAATAAATTTGATAAATCTATTGATGCAACAGTTTGTGCAATAGTTACTGAACTTCCACTAATAGTATAATCACCATCTGAAAGTGTTGGCGTTACGTCAGAAACACCAATTGATTGACTGACTAATGTAGGTGTGTAAGTAAAATTACAAACCTCTTTATTTACATCAACTAAATCATATCCTTCATAATAATTTCCGTAAATTAAACGATTACCAATTAAAGTTTGTGCTTTTGCTAACAAAGGAACATTATCATATAAACGTCCTAATTGGTCTACAGGTAATATAGTAAATATTTGATTTGAATCAAATACTATACTTACCTCTTCATTATCATTATATCCTTCTTGTATTTTTACAAATTTATCTATAACATTTATTAATGTACCACCTGATTCTTTAAATAATACTTCTATAGATTTTACTAAAGAACTACCTGTGTTAAAAGATACGTTTACAGTATTTCTATTGTTTAACATACCGTCATTTAAGATATCACCGTTTAATAAAAAACCTTTAGGCAAAAAAGCAGGTTTAGACCATTGAGATGTTGCCGAAAAATCGTCATCAGAATATTCATATCTGTAAGCAAAACATAAAAACTTGTTTTCTAAATAATTATTACTAGCTTGACTTTGTATTAATGTTATAGGTGGACTAGCAATAGGTGGTTTTTTTATAACCAATATTGATTCAGCTGTAAATACATCTATTAAGTTAAACGGGTTTTCATAATTTCTAGTTACGTTAAAAAATCTTGGAGGATTTATATTGTCTGTAAAAAATATTAAATTTTCTACTTTATTAATCCCTGTAATTAAATTAGCAGGATTAAAATTTAAAGTAGTGTTTACTCCTGATGCACCTTCTTTTAAAGATATTAAATGGTATGTTGTTGTATTAGATTGTACATCAAAAGAAACTATCATATCAAGTTTTCCTGTTGTCCCTACAGTATAAGCAGGGTCATGTACAAAAAAGTAAATAGTTTCTTCTGCACCATCTTCAAAAGCTCCAATACATCTTGCCGATGCACTTAAAGCTGTTCCATTGAATGAAAGTGTAGTTATTTGAGTATTTCCTTTTGAGTTTTCTACTGAACCTATTTCTGATGCCTCTGTTGAGCCTAGCCTTACATTTAACGCATCTATATATTGTCCATTAGGAATTAAGCGTTCATCAACGCTTTTATTCATTTTACCTTGTATAAAATTTCTTTGAGTAGTAGCCATATATTACTTTATCCATTTATCTTGACCTCTCATATTTTGTATAAGACGACCCGGATGAATATTACTTAATCTAATTTTAGCATTTCTTAATAAAGCACTTTTGTTTTTCTTAGCTCTATTAACAATATATTCTTGAACGCCTAATTTACTATTTAATATTGCATATTGTATGTATGCATAAACATAATCTTCAAACATTTTATTAACTGTAACTAAACTGTCATCTCCATTTTCCATACCATCAGTAATATATTCTAAAATACACAACTGATTATTCATAGCAGAACTAAAATTAATTACACCTGCTTTTTTATCTATACGAAATGTAGGATTGGAATTAGCTGTTTCTGTGTTTAATCCCCAAGATGCACCTATACTCATATCAAAAGCCCATGCACCATTTATATTATAACCCATTCGCCCATTAAAAGGTGAGTTTTGTTGTATATACATTGTTCTTTGTGTGCTAGCTAATCTTTCTTTTGTAAACTCTGAATTTTCAGGTTTTAAAATATTGCCATTTTGGTCAAACAATATGTTTGCATTATTATCTTGCAGATAAGCTGATGCACTATTAATTTGTATGTTTTCTTGCAATGGTCTTAAAACACCATTTATAGATAATGATATTCTCACCCAACTCACATAATCAGCGGGTAAGGTAAATCTTAGTTGGTCTCCAACTTGTAGTTCTAATGCTTTTATTTCTTTAAATGCATCATAATTTAATTCCATTACAGCTCGTTTTGCATGAAATAATATTTTGTATCTTTCTTCGTTATTTACTAAAGAATGATTTCCATCATACATTAATAAAAAGTTAGTCACGATATCAGCTAAACTTACATACTGATACGAACCCCAATTAGCATCCTGTGGAGTTGTATTATCGTTTGTCCAATATTTATATTCTGATATATATGCCATTATTGTTCGTCTTGGTTTTCAATTTGTTCTTGTCCTAAAGCGTATTGAACAACTTCAGTTTCTCTAATTTCCATTCCTGCAAATTGTAAAATTTTATTTACTAAATCTTGAAAGTAATCTAATGGAAGCTCAAAATCTTGATAACTTGGAGTTATACTAAATTGCGGTTGTTGTGCAGCTCCTAATGATACATATGTCCATATAGGAGTAGCGGGATATCTTATGTATTGAGCTTGTAATTGATTTGCTGCGTTTATAGATGATGGAAAAATAGTTAATGTAGATGATTCGGTAGTGTACGCAGGGTATGTAATTGTTGGTGCTGTGTATAAAGAATTGTTCAACAAAGTTATTTTACTGTGACTAGCTCTTTCAGCCTCACCCGTAAAAGTAACACCATCAGCTTTAAATGCTAAAACTTTATTTATAAAATAAAAATCTGAACCCGTTGTTACTACTGAAGGAAGTTGATAGGTATTAATACCACCTATATTAGTCAATGCAGCTGTTACCGAAAACATATCAATAACTTCTACTAAACCTTTTTTTATGTCAGCATATCCTGTTCCTTGAGCTCTTGCATTTTCTTTATTTACCTGATTGTTATATTGATAGAACACATCCTCAAATAAATCTAACTGAGCTTGTTGTGCATATAAGTTAAAATCAGTAGGTGTTAAGTATCCGTAATTATTCTTATTTAAGATAGCTAAAACAGCCTCATATACTTGTTGAATCATTTGTAATCTTTTTTACAAAGATAATCAAAAAAAAAAGAGGCTTAATTATTAGCCTCTTCTTATATTAATTAGTTTTCTAATCGTTTTTCTAAAAGTTTTAAAGCTTCTATACCCTCGTCTGATTGAAGATATGATGCCATTATAAATAATGGGTCTTCACCAAATGGTATTGTAAGCATTCTTTTTTTATTAGAAGTAGTATTAAAATGTACATCCCTTTTATTGTTTTTAAATATCAACAATTTATTATCTACAAACAATTGAACTTTTGACTGCAATATTAACATTGGGTCATTAGTCATGTTTAATAAATCTGCAGGGTATTTTCTTGCAAACACAAGCATATCTCTTTTTAATTCAGATGTTGAGATTTTACTTATATCTCCAAACAATACTCTACCAATCATTTCTAATTGAGATAAAGACATTTGTCTTGCTAAAATTAATGCATCCACTTCTGAATTCATTATATCCACATCTTCTTGCGCATCTTTTGCTTGATTTATTACTTCAAACTGCACTCCGAAACCCGGATGCATATTTAAAAATAATTGTAACACTTGATTTGTTCTTGGTACTGCTAACATCCCATCTTCAAAAATAATAGGGTCTAAAACCACATTCCCATCTTGTTCATCTATAAATGGAGATTTTTGATTTTTAGCATAACGAAGAGGTCTATTAATACCTTGTTCTTCATCAAAATGCATTAAGGGAAATCTTTTACTATGTTGGGAAGCCAACATGTATGATAAGGGAGTTTTATCTCCCGCTAGTCTGTAGACTTGGTCTACGAATTTGTTGCTTTTATTCATTTGATTATAATTTAATTAAAGTTAAAAAAAAGGGGAGAAATTAATCTCCCCTTAATAATTGTTCTACTTATGCTTGAAATAAGAAGAAATTGTTAGCACCTAAAGTACAAACACATCTTTCAGAAAGGTAGTTGACTGTCATAGCATCTAACTCTTGATTTTGTGCTCCACCTGCTGAACCTGTAATCCAAGACTTGTAACGTCTATCTTCAGTTTCAGAAGCTCTGTATCTAACATGTAAGAAAGGTCTCTTAGCGTTTTTACCAAGTATTTGGTCATAAACAGTAGTTGAACCTGCAGGAACTAAAAGTCCATTGATTGAACCACCTACTAATCCACCTCTCATTGTTGGGTCATTTAGATATTTCCACTCTGATTTGTAAAAGTCATAACCTCTTCTAAATCCTGTGAATCCTAAATTTAACGCCATTTCTTCATCGTTGTCAAATAATCCGTAAGACGAACCACCTGCACCGTAAGAATTTTGAGCTGCTAACATATCATCTATATCAAATGAGAAGTTTCTATTAACGAATATTACGTTTTCTTCAATAGAACCTTGCTTATCTAATCTTGAGATAATGCTATCAAAACCTGCTAAATCAACAGGATTTCCTGCACCCCAAATATTCCCTCTGTTTCCTACAACGTAGAATACACCTTCAGAACCTTTGTTACCTGCATCAGCATAAACAGCTTGTGTTGCCACACCTGAACCTGCTTCAGCCGGAACTGCTTCTACCATAGAAGTTTCTAAGTAATCATCAAAACGTAGTCTTGTTTCATGCTCAGACTTCATGTACCACATGTATCCTGATGCTCCGTCTTCAGTAGTAATTTCAATCCATCCAATTTGTGCCATATCAGAACCTGATACTTGGTACTTATCTTTTAAGATAATTGGAGAATTTTCAAAAATGAAATCAGAAGAAATTAATCCGCCTTCCATTCCTGTAACACCTTTTTTGAATTCAGAACCATAAATAAATACAGATACTGTTCCTGCATAAGCTGCAAGTCCTGCTGCTTCGTAAAAACTAACTGTAAAACTATCAGCTGTAACTGCAGTAATAATACCTTTGTTAGTTAATGTAGAAGCTGCAGTATCATCTGATACCATAACTGTTTGACCTTTTCTGAAACCAATCTGTCCTGCTGCTCCTGCGGGAGCTACTGAACCTGATGGTTGTCTTGCCGGGTCAATTTGAGCTACAGGAACTGTAAAAGTTTCATTAGGATTTCCTGCTGCTGCTCCACCTAATACACACGCTGTATATTTAATGTGAAGTCTTCCTTGTTCTGCCCATTTTATAAGGTCAGAATTTGAAGGCATTTCTGCACCAACCATTCTTAAGAATGATGATACTGTTCTATTACCATATCTCTCAAACTCTTTTTCAAAAGTATCCGGTAGATACTGATTCAAATAGTTAAATTGAGTATTGCTAATGTAATTTGATGACAACGCCACCTGTTGAGCACTTGGCTGCAACTGAAACGTTGGGTTTGCTAATACTGCCATAATTTTTAATTTTTAATTTTTGTTAAACTAATTTATTTTTCTTGTACTTTTAATCCTTAAACCCGAACCTGAATCCGAATTTAAAGCTCTAACTTTCATGCCTCCCTTTTGAGTTGAAACTTCAGGTGTTCTACGGACATTCATATTGACATTTTTTGTCTTACGAACTAATCCATCTACACCTTCAGATTTGCCTTGCTCATAAAAGAACTTAGCATACTTTTCGGGATTCATTGCAAGTGATAAAGCTCTGTGGTAACCTTTGGCATCATCAATCATTCCTGTTTCTTGATTCATATATTTATTTATGAAATTTAAAACATTAGATTGTTTACTTTTTAACTCTGATGCATCACCGGGACTATAGGTAATTTTTTTATCGCCTAACTCAAACTCAAAACCTTTGAACTCGTTAGAAAAAACTTCATTAGTTTTTTGTCTAAACCAATCTTGTTTTTTCTTAGTCACTTCCTCATTACTCTTTGCACTCTTCAACCTTTGCTCCTGCTCTTCTTTATATTTACTAGCTTCAGAATTTTCAACCGTTCTTGACTCAAGAGGTTGTTTATATTGTTCTTTCTGCTGTGTAAAATAATTTCTTGCTTTTACAACTGCTCTTTTCTTTGCTAACTTTTTCTTCTTTATAGCTTTTTCATCATCTACATCTTCATCATATGTATAATCGTCTAATAACGCATCTACATCTTCAGAATCAATAGCTTCATCAGTAGCTAAAAAATACTCTGCTAACAAATTATCAGGCTGCATAGCTTCAAAATCTCTATTTAAAGAAACATAATCTGCTATACCTCTGCCTGTATCTTTTTTAAACTTTAAAAAAGCTGTAACATCTTCCGGTAAGTCAGGTGTTACTTCTTTTTCTTGCATTAACTCATCAAATGAATTAATTTCTTTATTATATCTTTTACCTAAAAAATTTAAAACTGACTCATCAGTTAATTCTTCTTTAAGTTCGGTATTTTTTTCTTCAAGAACTACTTCTGCTGTCTCACCTTGTTCTTCTTTTAATTTGTGAGTATCTAATAATTCTTGTTCTATTTCAGCTGTACCTTTTTCAGGTCCACTTACTTCTCTTACCTTAATGTTCTCTAGATTCATTTTATTCATTTGATTTTATTTTAATTTATACAAAGTTACATAATATATTAGAAAAAATTTAACCCGTTTATCTAGGGTCAAATTCTGCCATATCAAAACCATCTAAGCTATCTTCATTAGACTCAAATGATTGAGGTGGTAAATTATTTTTCTTTTGATTTATAAGATTTGATTGTTGAGTATTTTGTTGGCTTATTCTTGCTGACTTAGATGTTTCTCTTTCTTTTTCTCTAGTTTGCATTAATTCTGCATCTACATTTCTAAGTTGCATGTTCATTTCAAATTCTTTATCCATTAAACCTGCTTTTAATTCAGCTTCAACTTTTAATTTTTCAATTTCAAAAGCAACATCAGCTTGACGATATTGCATTTTCGCTTGAGCTTCCATTTGAATTTTTTGTTGAGAAATTTGACCTGCCATTTGTTGAGACTTTAAATTTTGAGCTGCAGCCATAGCTTGCTTCATAGCTTCTTTTTTATCGTCTTCTTCTTGCTTTCGTCTTCTTTTTAATTTTAATAATTGATTAGCTAATTTTAGATTTTTTAATTGTCTAATATCAATAGCATCTTCAAGGTTTATATCTCCTTTAGATAAAGCCATATTAATATTTTGCTCTAACAATTGTCTTTGTTCTTCATCAGGTGCTACTTCAATAAATATTCCAAAGTCATATATATATAAGTCTTGTATATCATTTAAAATAGAAACATTAAACTTGCCTATTTGATTTATAAACTCATCTTTGAAATCCGAATACTCTAAAACATCTGCAACCCTATAAGATAAAGCTTCTGCTAAAGTTCTATATACATATAAACTTGCATCTAAAATATGTCTAGTTGCTGTGTTAGAATTTAAAGCTGCTAATTTCTGTACACCAACTAAAGCGTTAGGGTCAGGAGTAGAGCCATCTCTAGCTTCATTTAAACCTGTAACAGTTCTAATCATATCCATATAATGATTATAATTAGTAATTAACATTTGTGTTTTACTTGCACCACTACTAGATGTTAATTGTTGTATAGGAACTCTTGCTTGATTAAACTCTCCGTCTTGAGTATAACTTCTACCAACAACACTACCTGTTTGAAAATATAAACGTAAAGCATCTTCAGGATTATATGCTGCTCCCGTACCTAAATCTACTTCATTCAAACCATCAGCATCAATAAAGACTCCATCAGGAACAACTTTAGCTATTACTTGTTGGAGTTTTAAATGTGTAATTTGAATTAAATCTGCAAATGGTATCATTCTTCTAGTTAAAGATTCTATAGAACCTTTATACATTCTTGGAGCTACAGCTACATAATTAGGTATAGCATGTTGTGAAGCGGATTTGGGACGTACCATGTTTTCTGATAACTTCCATTTTAAGATAAAATTAGTACCCATTACCATTACACCTTCATACCATACATCAATACGTTTGCTAACTTTTTCAAAATTACCTTCTTCCATTACATCTTCAGGAGGATTAAATTGGTCATCTTTTTCAATTACCTTACTTCCTCCACCATCATATTTTTTCTTTTTATATACAAATTCTTTAGTAGTTTTATAATTAAAATACATAAGTGTTGCTGTATCTCTATAAAAAATACTATTTTGAAAATATTGTGCAGTATTAAAATAATCATACCAACTTTGACTGTATTTACTTATTTCTTCTAAATCTTCTACAGTTAATGTTGGCTGTATTTTTATCAATTCTGTTATTGGAACTGTTTTAATTTCGCCCCAATAAAAACAATCTTTAAAATGCTTATCTTCTGTATAACTATAAACTACGTTTGCAGGGTCTACATATGAAATCTCAACACCTGAACCTAATAAAAATTCATGTTTTGCAACTCCAATACCTAAAACAGTAATATCATAATCAATTTGTTTTCTAATATCTTCGTAATGATTATCTTGAAACAAAGTATTAATAGCCTCTTCTTCAGCTATTTCAATAGCAGGCTTATAATTTAAATTCATATATAATGACAACTCTTCATCTGTAGTTGGCAAACTATCTGCATTAACTATAAACGGGTCTACATTAAAATCTTTTTGTATATCTTGTAATATATCTTTTGCAGCCATTTGACCTTCCACTACATCTTGATATTTGCTTCTTTTTTGTTGAGACATTGCATCTTGCGCATACGCCTGTACTTTAAATAATCTGTCAGACATTCCATTAACAACTATGTCTACAAACTTTGGTATAATTGGAACAATAGACCAATCTAAGTTTAGATAACTTAAATCTCCATCAATTGCTAATTCGTTTTTATATTTTCCTATTGACTGTTCACCTCTTGCATAAAGTCTTAATCGGTTGAACATTTGCCATTGACTATAATATCTACAACCAACTCCGTCTTTTCTAAACCACTCGTATTGAATAGCCTGTCCTATTTGTAACCCAAATGTTTCTGTTTCTTTTTCGGCATCTGTAACAAATTGACTAGGGAATCCTGCGGAAGTGATATCTATATTAATTTCTTTCATTTACAATATTTCGCTAATAGTTCCTGTGTTCGTGTATCTTGCAAAGTTAATGCTTATTTTTGACTCTTTTTTGATTGGTAAATATAAGTGTTTTTGATTTGCCATTATAGCTAACCCTGAACTAATCGTAGCATCAAACTTTGTTCTGTTAGATATATCAAATTTTGCCCAATCTTCTAATGTTCTTGTAAAGTACATAGAGCCCATATCATCTAGCTCTCTAAAGGACTCATCTAAATCCAATCCTACATGTTTTTCTATGTATGATTCTACAGCTGATGCATGTGATTGTTTTACATCTTCACTAGAGTTTGGAATACCTCCTAGTTCTCTTTCAGTTTTTGATAATTTATTAAATACTTTATCAGGTCTATTCATACTAAACCCTCTATATCCTCTATTTTTAAAGTGATACAATAATCTTGGCTTATTGTTTTCACACAATATAGGCATGCCATAAAACACACAAGCCATCAAAACTTCTTCAAAAAATATTTCAGCTGTTTGTGGTCTAGCTACATATTCTAAAAAAAATTCATTACTAGGTGCTTCGTCCATATTAAATTTAGTCATTCCATGCAAAGCTCCGTTAGAACCACCTCCACCAACAACTCCGGATATATCATATGAATCACAACCAAAAGAACCTATGTGTTCATTAGCAGGATATTTAATTCCATTTTTTAAATAAAATCTATTTTGCATTTCTTTTTTAGGAGTCCATCCTACATTAAATCTTCCTTTCTTGTCAGGTCTAAATATTACTTCTGTATCTTTAATACCGTCTTTCCAATAAAAACTTCCTCTTGTTGTATGATGTTCTATTATTAAAGAATCATTATAATCAATCTGTTGATATATCTTAGTTAAATTAAACAAAGACTGTTTACTTTCATCTCTAAATGCATGTGATTCTGTTCTAGGAAATTGTCTGTAGTATTCATTAAGAGCATCAGCATCATTTTTTAAAGAATCAACTTCGTTCTGCCAATACTCTATAGCACCGACTCTAATCTTCTGATTATCAATGCCTAACACAGGAGTTGAAGGAGAATGTAAAACAGGCATACCGTATCTGTCAATAAACCCTTCCATATTCCATTCCATAGGAATAAACAAATTATATAAACCACTTTTAGTTTGACCGTTGGCATTTCTTTTTGTAGGGTCAGAGTCTTCAAATAAATTTTTAAAATTATCTCCACCTTTACTTAATGCATTAGATGTTGAACCCATCATACATTTGCCAATTATTTTACTACCTAATCTTAAACAAGTTTTTGTAACTCTCCAATTATTTAAAATATTATTAGGCTTTAACCATTTTCCACTTTCATCGTGAACTAATAATAAAAGTTTTTCACCATCATAGGAATTATCATCAGTATTTTTCCAATCTATTGTAGTATCTAATCCATCAAGCTCTTCGCTTTCAACTAGATACATATTTTTTTTTGTAATTTTAGATGCAGGAATTCTAAATGCTAATTCAGTTTTTGGCTTATCCATTCCATCTTGAATAGGTTTAAAAAAGAAAGGTAAATTATTCCCAATAGGAACAACTTTATCTGTAAACATTTTTTTTGCATCAGAACCTGTTTTAGATAAAATACCTACTCTAGCATCCTTAGCTAATGTTCCTGTATTTATACATTCAGATGAACCCATAAAAGAAAACCCTGAACGTCTTATTTTTAAATAACATAATCCAAAACTTCTTTTATCAGCTTTGCATGCTTCCCAATAAATAAAAAACAACCTGTTTGCCTCTCTATAATCAGGAAAACCTATATCTATTTTAGTCCATTGTAAATACACATAATGAGAACCTGTAATATATGTTGGTTTACCTTTATTATAAAACCAAAAACCTTCTTCTCTAAAATCAAATTCCTTTTCAATATAATCAATCCATTGATTTTTAAAAACTGAGTTTTGATTGTTCCATTGAAATATAGAAGGAATTCTTTTTAAAACTTTAGGATATTCATGTCTTTCCCAATACTGTTCGCTTGTCTTTTCCTTTCTTTTATTTATAAATTCAGGCTGTTTAGGAAGTGCAATATCTACACCATTCATTTGAATAATCTTACCTATAGTTCCATTAGTTGATATAACAACGATTCCATATTTTTCGTCAAATCCATACTCCCAACTCTTTCTTTTGTTTTTATTAGTAAGAACAGATTTTGGAATTACATCATATAATTCTGTATATAGTTTACTTAGACCTTCTTTCTGCAAAACCTTGATTGGTGTTAGTTTTAGTTAGACCTTTACTCTCAATATTTATAACTTCTTGTTCTTGTTCTATTCTAGCTAATATTTCAAACGCATCAAATATAGCAAGTTTTTTTGTTGCAGCTGCATTTTTTAATCTATCAGCTGACACATCATCTTCAGTTCCTGTAACAATTTTTTCTTTTGCAACATTAATTAATTCTTCTACAGCTTTTTTTGCTGCATCGATAATTTTTAATTTTACTTCGTTGCTATTCATAATTTAACTGTTATGAATTGTGACATAATACGATACATTAAAACTCCATCAACAGTAAATTCATATTCACTTTCGGGTTTAAAAACAACTTCATCTCCGGCTTTTATTCCATGATAAATTAATTCTTTATTTGGATATCTAACAACACCAACTAATGGTTCGTATTTAACTATCTTATCTATATAATATTCTTTACTCAATATAGGTTCTACAAAACAATATTTATCATGAGCATGCCATTCATTATTAGTCTTGTATAAAAAAAATTGGTCGTTTTCTATAAAAAATAAATTGTCTTTAAAATAACTTTTACCACTTTTTTCAACGCCTTTCATGTCATAATATATTTTAAAAACATTATGATGAACTAAAAGAGTATCTCCTATTTTTATAGGACCACAATAATTTAAAGGTAAATGTTTTACAACAGCATAACGGTTTGAAAATTTGTGGTCTTCCTGTGAAGTACTTACAATTAGTTCTACATCGCCATGTGTTCTTGTGTTATCGTATCGTTTTCCTTTTAAAGGTTCTACGATAAAGCTGAAAGGTGATTGCATTTGATTTCATTAATTAAAGTTTATATTAAATTCTATAGAAACAGGCATTGTTTCATTAAATTGTTTCCATAG